AATAGCACTGTCGCCCGTCAATATGGATTTAGTGATGATGCTGTAAAAAAGGCTTGGGCAACATTCCAGGACGGAAGAGTCAAAGCACAGAATTTAATCCGCGAGCGCGTATACACAGGCTCAGATGCCGCTGCTCAAAAGGCTGCGCTTAAACCAATTATTGGTGGCGAGAACGGAATGTATATTATTCCTGCTCCGCTTATGGAATCACAGTTAGCACATCAGTTGCCAACTCTTGACATTGAGCAGATGTATCGCTCACTTAATAAGTTTACTCGTGGTTCACGAATTGACAAGGGCGGAAGAGTTTATCAGACAACAAGTAGGGGTCGTGAAGTAGGGACTGAACTTATTGATGGACTAGATTCATTAATTAAGTTTGAAGTTCTTGCACGTGTTGGTTATCCAGTACGTAACGTAACTGAAGGTTTGATGCGTACCCTGGCTGTAGCAGGACCTATGGCTATTATCAAGGCTGCATCAGTAGGTTCTAACAACCTTGTTGCTAACCGATTTGTAGGCTCAACTTACCAAGATGTATTTAAGTGGAGCAACACTGTAAAGATGCAGACTAAGCGTGCTGAACTTGTTTCTCAAAGAACAGTGTCAAACAATGTAGATTTAATTGACCAGCAAATTGCAGAGATTGATAAGATGCTTATTAATCCAGGCAAGGTTAAAGACAAGTACGGTATGGGTCTTAACCAAGTTGATGGTGTTTTGTATCAGGATGCACTAGGTGCAACTCCAGAACAAGCAGAAGCAATCTCTGCACAGTTTGTTAAGAATGCTGCAAGAATTATGGATGATACATTTGTAGAATCACATAGAAAACTTAGTCGTGCATACGAAACAACTGGCGACTTTGTTACAATTACTGGAGATAATCCAGCCTGGGTTGCAGGATATGAGCGTGTTATTAACCGCCAACTACGCAACTCAAAGATTACATCTCAACTACTTGCCGGTAAAAGTGTCGACGACGTAGAGCAGTTCCTACTTAAGACATCAGAAGGTCGCAACATTATGCGTAACCTTGGTATGGGTCGTGAGGCTCGTGACATTGTTGAGGCTAATGTTATTAACATTGACAGCCTATTCCCACCTGGGACAGAAGGCTTAAAAGAGATTGCCGCAACTCGTCGCATCACTGCTGATGACATCGAGAAGTTCTTTGGGACTGGAACAGCAGGTCGACCACCTGTTAATGGTGCACAGATTGGCGCAGCCAATGGAACAAGTGCTATTGCTAACGCATTTAGTGGAGTCCTTGAAGGATTCTACAAGTACGCTGGAGAAATTCCTGAGTCAGCATTAGTTCGTAACCCATTATTCATAGACCTTTACCGCACTCGCGTTGAGGCATCTATCCGAAATGCAATTGAAACCTACCCAGGAGGCACAATCCCTCCTGCTTATCTACGCAAAGTAGAAGGTTCAGCACGTCAATGGGCAAGAGCAGAAATGCGACGTACCCTTTATGACACATCTGAGCGTGTAGATTCAGCAACTACTCTTAAATATATCTTTCCTTTCTTCGGTGCATTCGCTGACGTAGCAAGCAAATGGGGTCGCATCCTTGCAGATGACCCAAGCAAGTTACGTATTCTTGAAACCACATACAACTCGCCTGACCGTATGGGTATCACAGAAGAGCGCGATGGCAGAACTTACATTAATATTCCTGGCGAATGGGCTAAGCGTATGGGTCTTAAAGACCGTCCGCTATCAGTACCTAAAGCATCACTTAACCTTATCTTCCAAGGTGGAGCGTGGTGGAACCCAGGTGCTGGTTGGTTCGTACAATATGGCGCATCAGCACTTCTTAAGAAAGTTCCTGAATTAGAAAAGACTAAATTAATGGAAGAGATTCTTCCTTATGGTCCAGATGGAACTGGCTGGCAAGACTTACTCATTCAAAGCGCAGGTGCTCGTAAGATAATTGCACTCTTTAATGAAGATGACCCAATGCGTTCAAACCTTACAGTCACTATTGCTATGGAAGAAAACCACAAGTACGATGTTGGTCTTCGTGATACTCCTCCATCAGCAGATGAAATTAATAAAAAGGCTTTAGGGATTCTTTCTCTTGAAGCAGCATCTCGTTTCATCCTTCCATTTGCAACCAACACAAAGTCTCCTTATCAGTTCTATATTGATGAGTACCAAAAGATGCGTCAAGAAGACTCAGCCAATGCTGCTGAAAACTTCTTAAATAAGTATGGAGATGATTACTTTATCTTTACTACTAGCCGTTCAAGAAACAACACTGGCGTTAATGCATCCATTGAGGCAGATAAGCGTGCTACAGAACTTGGCGATTTGATTGCTAAGAACCCTGAGTATGGTTGGTTCGTAGTAGGAGACGCTAACAACGGTGAGTTCTCATCTACTATTTATCAGAAGCAACGTGGTCAAGCAGTTGCACCTGGTAGCACAACCAAGTTCCGTGAATCTCAAGACCCTTATGATGCCATTGCTGCCACCCAAACAACAAAGGGTTGGGACTCTTACAATAAAGGTGTTGACTATATTGAATCACAGCGCATTGCTCGTGGGCTAAAGAGTCTTAACTCAAAGGGTGCAGAGGATTTACTTGCGGCAAAGCAGCAGTTTGTTGCTGAACTATCACAAGAGAATCCATCTTGGGCTACCGAAAGAGGAAAGATTGATACCAATAAGGTAGATAACTTCCTAGCATTTGCCAAGAAGATGACTTTAGACAAGAGAACTGCTAATCGTCCAGACGTAAAGGCTGTTGCAGATTACTTTGCAGGGCGTGAATACATTCGTGGATTGCTTGCCCAACGTGATAGTCAGTCATTAAGTAATACCGACAACCTTGATATTAAGGAAATGTGGGACTCATTCATCGGTGATTTAATTGATGAAAACATTACATTCAGCAGAGTATATACACGCATACTCGAAAACGATGACCTTCGGAAGGGCTTCTAATGGGCGCACTTGATAATCTACTTGGTGGTAGTAGTGGTAGTTCCACTCCTGATAGTACTTATACAAACAAAGTATATATGGGTTCTACTCCTACAGTTAAAGGTGTCGGTGGAGGTGTCTATTTAGGTAGACAATTACAAGCACCAAAAGCCTTTGAAGATGATTTGAAATCAATTGCCGATGTAAAGAATTCTTTCTATACCTGGGATGACCGTACACTGAATAACTTTATGACACGTCTTAAGAAGTATGGGTATAACGATGTGACCCTTCCTAAGGCTAAGTCAATTTGGGATATGGCAGTTGATGGTTCTAGTTCCTGGCTCTCTGGTTCTAAAGGCGCTCGCAAAGTTACACCTGACCAATACATTGAATGGTATTCAAAAGGTGCCAATACACAGGCTGGTCCTTCCGTATCTAAGAATATCTACCAATATGACCCAGTAGTTCTTGGTGGTTTAGTTGATAACATTTATCAGAAGACCATAGGTGAATTGCCAACGGCTAAAGAAAAGGCTGCACGTCTTGCAGAAATTCAAGTTCTTATTAATAAGGGAACTGTCAGCAAGACTGTCAAAGATAAGTCAGGTATGTCTGTAACGACAACTACACCTGGCTTTACACAGGAACAAGCACAACTAAGTATTACTGAGAAACTCAAGCAAGAGAATCCAGATGACTATGACCGCCAGAAGCGCATTGACTTTGATGGTTGGCTATCACAGAATGTACAGGGTGCATAAATGGCAGTAGATGACGCAGCAAAAGCAGCCAAGACACAGCAAGATGGCATACAAACTGCTATTTCATATGGAGTCAGCCAAGCACTTCTAAATGAATTTCCAGAGTTAGTAGAAGTCTATGAACTTTTTAAGGCTGGTAGCACTGGACCTGCACTTGAGGCATTATATAAAACTGACTACTATCAAAACCTTAGCCCTGAAGTTAAGACTCGAACAAAATTAAAATTAGAACAACCTGGTGTGTATCTTGATTCACTAGATAAATATAAAGTTGCAGCCCGTAAACGTCTTGTAAATTCTGGCGTCAAGATTTCAATGACAGACTTTGACAAAATTTCTGAAGATGCTTATAGTCGTGGCTTAAGTGATAACCAATTTGATGAAGTAATTCTCTTCTCAGGAAAGATTACTGGCTTTGGTGGAAAGACTCTTGGAGATACATCTACCCTTAAATCATATGCTCAGTCATTTGCGGCAACAGGATATTTCAACGATGCATACTGGTCACAGAAGTCACGCGATTTATTTGCTGGGACAACTACAACTGAAGACATTCAGGCTGAGATTCGTGACAAAGCAGCAAGTGCATTCCCAGGATATGCAGACCAAATTAAAAATGGAACAAGCGTTGATGCTATTGCTTCAGCCTACAAAGGCGCTATGGCTAATATCTTAGAACGTGATGCTGATTCAATTACTTATGATGACCCACGCTTACGCCAAGCACTTCAATACATTGATGCTGCTGGCAAGCCTGCGGTTAAACCACTATGGCAATTTGAAAAAGAACTTCGTTCAACACCTGAATGGGGATATACAAATAATGCACGCGACACTATTGATTCATTATCACTTAAAGTACTACGGGATTGGGGGATAGCACCATAATGGCAACCAGACCCCCAACTACAGCGGAGTTACAACAAGCAGCCGCGAAAGCAGCGGCAGATAGAGCCGTTGCTGCTGCTAAAAAAGCAGCCAAAGATGAAGCATCCAGACCCCCAACTACAGCGGAGTTACAACAAGCAGCAGCAATTAAAGCAGCAGCGGATAAAGCGGCTGCTGATAGAATAGAAGCAGATAAAGTGGCTAACGCTAAAGCGGATGCTGATAAAGCAGCAGCAGATAAAGCGGCTGCAGAGAGTGCAATTGCAGCAGCAAAAACAGCACAAGAATTAGCAGATGCCAAAGCAGCGTTGATTGCTGCTAACCAAGCAGCAGCAGATGCTGCAGCAGCGGCTGCAAAAACTAACTCTTCTTTGCAGGCAGAAGCAAATGCTGCTAGAGCAGCAGCCGCAGCAGCAGCAAATCTTAACGTTTCCAATAATGTTGTAACCCCTGCACAGATAGCAGCAGATGTGGCAGCCAAGGCTGCAGCAGATAAGATAGCAGCAGATGCTGCGTTGAAAAAATCTAATCGTGAATCAACCATTAAAATTCTTCAAGACCGATTTGCTAAATATGGTATGGCTAGTCTTGGTAACAAAATTCAGGAACTTGCAATTGATGGAGCAACAGAGGCAACAATTACTCTAGGGCTACAAAACACTGATGAGTATAAGATTCGATTTAAGGCTAACGAAGAGCGTTTCAAAAAAGGACTTACAGTCCTATCGCCAGCAGAGTATCTTAATCTTGAAGATGGATACCGTCAGGTTCTACGTTCATATGGCTTAAAGGCATTTGATAACGATGCATATGTACAGCAATTTATATCTAACGATGTATCAGCAGCGGAACTTTCTAACCGAGTTGTTACAGCAGTTCAGCGTATACAAAACGCAGACCCCGCAGTGACAAAGCAACTTCGTGATTTCTACAATATGGGAACTACTGACCTCGTGGCATATGTTCTTGACCCAGAACAACAGTTCCAAAGAATTGAACGTCAGGTTGCAGCAGCCGAAATCGGTGTGGCAGGTGCTCGTCAAGGTCTTAAGGTAGGTGTTGGAGTTGCTGAGCAACTAGCATCCCAAGGCATAACACAGGCTGAGGCTCAAAAGGGCTACTCAACCATCGCTGACATTCTCCCTACTGCTGAGAAACTATCAGCAATCTATGGAGACACTACACAGAAGTACGGACAGAGCGAAGCAGAGCAGGAAGTATTTAACTCGCTTGCTTCAGCACAACGTGCTCGACAGAAGTTATCATCACTTGAAGTTGCACAGTTCGGTGGTTCATCTGGTTTAGCCAGAGGCGGACTAACCCAACAAACAAGCGGTAACTTCTAAACAAATAGAATCCTGAGCGGACCTACCAGCCCCGCCAGCGTAACAGACTGGTAGCAAGAGCCAGCCCATTTCCCCGAATGGAATCTGTGGCTTGCGAACTACAACGAATAGAAGGGTGGACAGTTGCTATGAGCAACAACTACTGGGACGAAGAAGACGAAGACGATACAACAATCACTGGACAAGAATCTGAAAACGACTTGCAAAAGAAGTTGCGTAAAAAGATTCGTGCTGATGAAAAGCGTATCAAAGAACTCGAAGAACAACTTAGTGGTTTCACTAAAGTTGAGAAAGAGCGAAGCGTCAAAGAAGTCCTAGAAAAACAAGGTGTAAATCCTAAGGCTGCACGGCTAATCCTCAAAGATTTGGATGAAGTTACTCCAGAGTCAGTATCTAATTGGCTTGAAGAGAACGGCGACCTCTTTGGTTATAGCCCAGCAGAAGGAACATCTGAAGTAGACGGCAATCGTGCTGAATTACGCAAGCAAAATTCTGTCACACAAGGTGCAATTACACCTGACCGAGGCGAAGATATGGAAATGAAAATTGACGGAGCACAATCCGCCGAAGAACTCACCCGCATCCTCTACTCACAATAACAAACATTCATAGTATCTAATCACCAGGAGGTGAACACTTGGCTACAAACTTTACATCGACAGACTCAGCGTCTCTCGGAGGTACAGCAAATAGCGCAGGTCTAGTACAGAAGGCGTACGATAAATTTATCGAATTCGCACTTCGTGACGAACCCCTAATTCGTTCAGTAGCGGACAAGCGCCCAGTATCCCCATCAACCAACGGTAACGTCGTTGTTCTACAACGCTATGCAGACCTTGCTAACGCAACAACTGCATTAACCGAATCAACAGACATTGATGGCGTAACCATCGGAACCCCTACATCTGTGACTATCACAATGCAGGAATTCGGTAACGCAACAACTAACACACGTGCTCTACAATTGTTCTCTTTGAACTCTGTAGACCCAGACATCGTAACTTTGATGGCTCGCAACCAAGCAGATTCAATCGACGCACTTGCTATGACAGCACTTCGCGGCGGAACAAACGTAATCTACTCAGGTTCAACTGCTACATCAACAGCGACTATTACAGCAGCAGCAACATTGTCAACAGCGAACATCGCTAAGGCAGTTGCTAAGTTGCGCGGTAACAAGGCTTCAGGCAAGCGCGGTCAGGAATACTGGGCTGGAATTCACCCAGATGTTGCACACGACCTAATGCTTGAATCATCAGCAGCAGGTTGGGTAGTACCTAACGCATACGGAATTTCACAAGACCGTATCTGGGCTGGAGAAGTTGGTCGTTACAAGGGTGCCTACTTCGTAGAGTCACCACGCCTATACTCAGCAACAGACGGTTCTTCATCTGCAAAGGTGTACCGCACAATTCTTTGCGGACAGCAAGCACTTGCTGAGGCAGTGGCAGAAGAGCCACACACAGTTATCGGTCCA